AGAAGACTCGTATGGAGAAAGCTGAGAAATATTATGATGAGAGGAAGAAAGAACAGGAGAAATAACATGGCTGGTAAATTAGGACGTCCCCGGAAGGATGTGAAGGTGATAAAAACATGAGTTCATATGCCACTCAACAACTCGTAATTGGGAATACACCAGTAGGATTTGATGATAGCATTATTAGACCAAATTCATTGACATCTCCCACAAGAGCTTTTTTTATTGTAGAGAATAATTCTATTAGAGTTAGTTCTGTGATTCAACCTACTGAAACATCAGGATTAATAGCTCCTATAGGATCGTCAGTGACAGTTAGAGGACAGAAGGATATCGAGGATTTTAAAGCAGTTAGTACTAATCCTGCTAAAACATCATCAGTTTTTGTAGAATTTACAGACGAATTTTAAGATATTTACTCATGACTATCCACTTCAATAATATGAAATTCAATGAGAATATTGATTGTAATTATCAATATGATTATATTAAGGTACACAAGCAATTAATAGAATCTACATCACAAGAACAAGTTGCAATATTACGTGATATAATTGAGAATGATTTATTTTTTATTGTTTATTTTATATTAAAAATTGAAGTGGCTAATCATCCTTTTATTGTTGATAGATGCAAAGAAGTTCAGAATGGTCCTGTGACCAATACTTTGGATGTATGGCCTAGGTATCATTTTAAATCTACAATTATAACTATAGCAGAAACCATACAATTTCATTTAAAATATCCAGAAAAATGCACCTGTATTTTTTCATACAAAAAAGCAGCTGCAGAAAAATTTGTAAGTTCAATAAGAAGAGCTTTTGAATCAGATTTTTTAATAAATCTTTTCCCTGATAAATTATATGCTAATCCTGGAAGAGAGTCTGGATCTTGGAGTTTAGTAAATGGAATTACCATTAAAAGATCTAATAAATCTAGACCTCAAAGAACTGTTCAAGCATCAGGATTGGTAGAAGGGATGTTACAAGGCGATCATTTCGAACGTAGATTGTATGATGATATTGAAACTGATGATATGAAAGATTCACGAGAACAAATGGATAAGTGTTATGATAAATTTTGTATGTCTGTTAACCTTGGTACTGGATTAGATGATGACATTGAACGGGTCGTGGGAACATTTTATTCTCATCTTGGACCATTGGTACGAATTAAAGATCATAAAACAATTTATGGAGATGATGCTTATTCTTATAGGAAATATGCAGCAACGGATGACGGAACTATCGATGGAGTTCCTGTTTTAATATCTCAGAATAAATTAGATCAACTAAAAACACTTCCAACTTTTTTTTCACAACAATTATGTGATCCAACTCCAATACATGATTTGACATTAGATCCATCATTATTATTATATATATCAGCTAATGATATTCCAATTAATATTTTTAAATTTATGGTAATCGATCCGTCTGGTGGAATCGTTACAAAACGATCTGATTCTTGGGGTATACACATCGTTGGAGTTGAGCCCATTATGGATGACATTGGTGCAAGCAATATCTATATATTAGACTCATTTATAGACAAAGCTAATGAGTCAGAAATAGTCTATATATTAAGTAGTATGTATAGACGTAATGGAATTATAGAACAAGTTGCGTACGAATCAGTTAACAAAGTAACACCTGGATGGATAGTTCACTTTCAAAATGCTATGAAATCTCATGGAATATCATTATCAGAGGAAACTAAAAATATTAGGATTATAACTCCGCAGGGAAGAGAGAAAAAAAATAGAATTACTAGTGCTCTTAGGCTACCTTTATTACATGGTAAATTGTATATCTCTAACAATGTAACAATTAAATATATAGATGCATTGAAAGATGAGATGTCTCGTCATCCGTTAGGGAATGATGATGGTATAGACGCATTATCATTTATTTATAATATATTAGATGATTTTGGATTCCAATGGAGAATCCCTACAACATCAACCAAAAATATAGTCCCTATAATACCGCAAATGCATAATGAGGGATGGATGGGAATATGAAAAATAATGATGACATTTTATCATCTGCTATATCTCAATTTGATGAAAGTTATAGATTAGAATTTGATAATAGGCGTGATGCTGAAATGACTTCTCAGTTTATTGATGGAAATCAATGGCCAGAAACAATGAAAGATAGTAGAAGGGCTCAGCGAAGACCATGTCTAACTATCAATAAACTTAGAAAATATATTCTTCAAGTTTTAGGTGAATTACAGCAAAATAGACCTGGTCTTAAAGTAAGACCTATGGATGATCAATCTGATATTCCAGGAGCAATGGTTAGAGATGATTTAATAAGACATATAGAATTTATTTCTACATCAGATGTGATATATGATACTGCTCTATTAAGTGCCTTAGAAGGTGGGTATGGGTATTGGAGAATAGTAACAGAATATGATAATGAATCATTTGATCAAAATATTATTTTAAAAAGAATTCCTAATAGATTTAGCGTAATACTAGATCAAACATCAGAAATGCCATCGTATGAAGATGGTAGATACGCATTTGTTATGAAACATATGTCAAGGGATAAATTTCAAGAAATGTATCCTGATCATGATATGACACCTTTTACAGAAATAAATGGAATGGAGAATTGGTTTACTGAAAATAACATAACTATTGCAGAATATTTTTGGAAAGAAACTGAAACTGTAGAAATATGGAAATTAGAAGATGGTACTATATTAAAACCAGAAGATATTGAAAAAATTAAAGACACTACAATATTAGAGGATATTTTAGCCACAAAGCCTAAAAAAAGAATAGTTGAGCAGGATAAGATTTATTGGGCTAAAATGACTGGAAATTCAATATTGGAAGGGCCTACAAAATTTCCTGGTACATATATTCCTATTGTTCCGATGTTGGGATATGAATTTAACGATAATGGTAGTCGTAGATTCAGGGGATTAATATATGATAGTATAGACGCCGTTAGGATGTATAATTATTGGAAAACATACAATGCTGAAAGTATTGCTTTATCTCCAAAGACACCATACATGCTAACTGCACAACAAATTGAAGGACATCAGGCTCAATGGGATGTAACTCATTTAGTTCCTTCTCCATATATATTGTATAACCATATTCCAGGGGAACCACCCCCTATTCCTAAAGCATCAACACCTCCTCCAATAGCATCTATAAATGAAGCTAATTCAGCAACAAATGACATACAAGATACAATTGGATTGTATGCTTCTAATATGGGTCAACCTTCTAATGAACGTAGTGGAAGAGCTATATTGGCTAGACAAAAAAAAGGTGATAATACTACATATACATTTGTGAATAATTTTCATAATGCTTTAATTTTTAGTCATAAAATTATTTTGAATATGATTCCAGAAGTGTATGATGCTCAAAGAATAATTAGAACATTAGCTAAAGACGGAGGATTGAATGAATTAAAATTAAATTTTCCAACCAAGGACCCAGGTACTCTAATAGAAAAAGTATTAAATGATATGACTGTTGGTAGATATGACATGGTTCCAGTAGTTGGACCTAATTATGCTACGAAGAGAATGGAAACTTTATCATCAATGCTTGACTTTATACAGTTTGTACCTCAGTATGGTGGTATTATGGCTCCTGAAATTGCAAAGTTAATGGATTGGGAAGGTGCTGAAAAAATTGCAGCAAAAATAGAAGCATCTGATCAACAACAACAACAACAACAAAATGTTAAAAATAAATAATACAACTATTTAATGAACTTTTTATAATATATTTTATAATAATGATCACTCTTTATAGATACACCTGCAAAAGGATTTTATAAAAAATTATTTTATAAGTTAACATATTATAAAGACACCTCAAAAATGAAAGGATTATATAATGGAAGCAATAGGTTCACAAATTGATAACCAGGAGGAATCAGATGGCTTGTCAGAAGAAAGAGTTGAAGAGACCATTCAACCAGAAAAACAAGAAGAAGAAAAACAAACGATAGATCAAATTAATAATGAACAAAAAATTAAAGATCTTGAAGATAGATTGCAACATAAAGAAGATTTTATTCAGCAACAACGTTCTGAAAATGATAAATTAAAATATAAATCAGAACAAGCTCAAAAAATACGATATGATAATAATGCTACTAAACCAGATCCAAATAATTATAATGATGAACAGAAATATATAACTGATCTTGTTAGTTGGGAAGTTAAGCAAACCAATATTCAAGATACTATTCAAAGTGAAATTAGAAAGAGTGCTAGTAACGATAAGATTATTGCTAATAAACATAAATTTGATCAGAAAGCTAATATCTTAAAAAAAGAAATAAGCGATTTTGACACTATAGCAAAATCTCCTACTATGTTAGATTTATATAGTAACTCATCTAATAATTTAGGTTTAATATTAGAAAGTATGGATAATGGTCCAAATATAGCTTATTATCTTGGTAAAAATATAGATGTAGCACATTCATTGTCTACTTTACCACCACATGAATTAGTACCAGCTTTGTTGAATATAGAAAACCAAGTAAAATCAAAAACAACAACTAAACACAATACAAATAATATAGAGCCAATTAAACCATTAAGAGGTACTAATGGTGCGATTAAAAATAAGTCAGTTCATGAGATGACAACTTCTGAATGGTTGGCTCATAAAAAAAAAGGATGATAAAACAAGATGACAGATTCAGTATTTAATATGCCAGGAGCATCAACGCCTAATAATTTTCTTCACCCAATTGAAATCACAAGAGAATATCTCAGTACGTTGACAAATAATCTTGTAATGGTTAAACATTGCTATAAAGGTTATTCTGAGAATAATTATGGAAATGCAAATCCAAAAGAAGGTGACACCCTTAGAGTTAGACTTCCTAATAGGTTTAAAAGTTCATTAGGAGCAGAAATTGGAACTAATGAACTAAGCTCAGTTGATGAAATCTCAGTTCCTGTTCAATTGACAACTCGAAGAAAAATGGCTCTTGGTGCTACCACACAGGATTTTTCTCTTTATATTGATGATTTTAATAAATTGTTTTTATCTCCTGCTGCTACTCAAATGGCTAATGATATTGATTTTGATGCTGCTGATCTTTATAAAGATGTTTATAATTGTGTGGGTTCAGCAACAGCGATTCCAAGTAGTCTTAAATTATTTTTAGATGCTGGAACTGTTTTGGATAATAATTCTGTTGCTCGTGATGGCAGTAGATGGGCCACCCTAACTTCAGCAACCATGGGATCAATGGTAGATGCTTTGAAGGGTTTATTTCAAGACTCTGGTTTGATTGGAAAGCAGTATAGAAGTGGTATGTTGGGTATTACTGGTGGATTTCAGTTTGAAATGTCTCAGAATATGAAAAAGCATACGAGTGGAAATTATGGAACTTCTGCTGAATTAAAAGTAAATATGGTTGAAGGTAGTGATCAGATTGTTATCGATACTTTTGCAGGTGTTTCTGGAACACCATCATTCGCAGTAGGAGATATTATTTCTATTGCAGGTGTTGATGCTGTTAATATGTCTAATAAGCAAACAGTGGGTCTATCTCAACAGTTTACAATCAAAAGTGCTACGTGGGATTCTGGTAATAGTGATATGACTTGTACTATTTCTCCTACTCCAATTGCCAGTCCTACAGATCCATATCAGAACGTATCTGCATTAGCATCTGCAGCAGATACAGTATCTTTTGAAGTTGAAGAAAATACGACTTACGCTGTGAATCTTTGCTTTCATGAGGAAGCTTTTTGCTTTGTGTCAGCTAATCTTCCTATTCAAGGAGGAGTAGATTACGGTGCATCAGAAACAATTGAGGGTGTTAACACTAGAATTTTAAGACAGTATCAGTTTATGAGTGATACATCTCCCACTAGAATGGATGTATTATATGGCATGAAAACAACGCGTCCGGAAATGGCTGTACGTGTAATTAGTAAAGAATAATTAATTAAGGGAAAGAAAATGACACTTGAAACAACTACAGATAATGTAGAAAACGAATCAGTAATTACAGTGATCAAGAGACCAGAACCATTGAAAGCTATTGAGATTACAAGAGACAATTTAGCAATCATTGATAAGGCTTTCTTATCTATCACTACTAATATTGATGATGATGGAACTATTACTATCGTTGAATTTGATAAAGAAATAACTAAAAATTGCTTTAAAGAATTTACTCATTTTATTACTCAGGGCCTTCAAACTGGAACTGTTAAATTTTACTCGAAAGAAATGTTCATTAAAAAATTTGTAAGAATGTCAGTTCCTGATAAAGTAGAAGAAAATAAAGTAGAAGAAAACAAAGTAGTTTAATAATATAGGATAATACCAATGACTACAGCGCGTCAATTAATATACAGCTCATTAAGATTGATTCAAGTTGTAGATCAAGGAGAAGAGTCATCTGATTCGGGTATTGAGTCAGGTGCTCTTCTTGCACTACAAATGTTAATATCTTCTTGGAGTACTCGTGAATTATTATCATTTACTACAATTGCAGATCAATATTCTTTAGTTGCAAACAAAAACTCATTCACCATAGGCCCTTTGGGTGATTTAGTTGTAGAGACACCTGAATCAATAGCAAATGTATATGTTTCAACATCTAATAGTATTGATATTACATTATATCCAATTAGTCAAACTGAATATTATAGTATCATAAACAAACAATATTCTTCTAATTCATATAAATATTATTACTACCAATTTGGATATCCAAATGGAACTTTTTATATGTTTCCAATCCCATCTACATCCGGAGATATTATCACAATATCATCGTATAAAAATTATACTTTAGATGATAGTATTTCAATCGATTCTTTAATAACCCTTCCATCTCCATATTTAAATGCTTTAAAATATAACTTAGCCATAGAATTAGCTTCTGAGTATGCAACTGAAGTATCTATGTCGGTTGCTGTAAAAGCGAAAGAAACATTAGATGGAATCATAAGATTATGCCAAAAGAAAGTTCCTCAAGCACGATTTGATTTTGGAAATTCTCCATATAGTCATAATCATGCATTGGATTTTATTTAATATGCCATATAGTACAGAATATTTTAAATATGGTATAGGATCTGCTGGGTTAAATTATGATGCTAATATTTCTAATATGCACCCAAGTTGTGTATTACCATATAGTATCAATTTTAATGTGTTAAAGAATTCTTTGCGATCTAGAGGTGGAACTAAAATTATTTTAGATTCTCCGGAGAATTCACCAGTATCATCAATATACCAAGTTAGTAATATATCCAATGAAGGTGGATTATTACATACTAATGATAATGGTAAAATATATTGGAATAATAGTTTGTTGCATTCTGATGTATCAAATATACGTAAAGCTACTTATGTAAATTGGAACGGTAGTATTATAGTCAATTGGGGTTTAAATACACCTCAAATTTGGGATAGATCATCTGTTTCTACCATTGATTTTCCATCAGAACACATGTCTGCTGATTGGATATCTGACAATACTTATCCTAAAATAATGCAACTATATGGAAAAGGAACATCTGTAAGAGCTTGGGCAATAGGTGAGGGATTAAGAAAAAATACTATATATTATTCAAAATTAAATGATGGAATCACATCTTCTCCTGATTTTAGTGTTGGTAATGGAGGTTTTTTCTTTATATCTACAATAAACAATGAACCATTAACAGCGATTATTAATTTTGGAGATAGATTAATTGTTTTTAGTGCGTCTCAAGCTTTCATTATTGATGATTCTTCGTCATCAACAGCTAATTGGGGATATATAGAAGCTCAGTGGAAAGGTGGTACAATATCACAAAATACTGTTATTGCTACAGAAAATGATATTTTAGCCATGACAGAAGATGGTACAATTTATTCTGTTACAGCTGTAACTGAGTATGGAGATTATAAAATATCATCTATAACAGAACAAGCTTCAATTGATGATTATTTTAAAGATTATATCAATAAATCTCAACTTAATAATATCCATATGCTTTATGATCCATATTTAAGATGCATTAAGATATTTTGCTCTTCATCAGTATCTATAAATAATGATATAGCATTTGTATATTTTATAGATAAAACACCAGAAACTGGATGGGGTCCAGTGCATAACAATACATTATACGATTCAGGTTATGATGCAAACTGTAGTTCTGTTGTTTTATCTGAGCATAATACATATATCATTATTACTGGTGACTATAATGGTAATATATGGGAACTAGAAACAGATACTATTCAAGATGGTAATAATCTTTTTGAAATGTCATTAACCACACCTATTATATCAGTTGATAATCCAAGAGTTACTAAGCGTTTTAAAAGAGGTTATTTAGAATTATCATGCAATAGTCCAATTAATGTTTCAATTAGAATGAAAACAGATTTAAACAGTAAACATAAATTTGTTCATCATTCAATATCAAGTCCAAATGATGTATTTGATGAAGCTAAATGGGATGTTGCAAAGTTTGCTGGCGGAAGACCAATACAACGTATGCGATATCATATTAATTTAATAGGGGTAGGGTTACAACAAACATTTATATTTTCTCCACATAGTATAGATAAATTATCTCAATATGATGTATCTAAATGGGATGAAGCAACATTTCCTAGAGACAATATAACATATAATCAATTTGAGGTTATATCTAATATGCTAGATATAACACCTATAGCTTCAAGACTTAAAATTTAAAGAGAAATATTATGAAATATGGACAAAAAATTTTTTCTGACGTAATAAATAGTGATAATTCATTACGAAATCAATTAAATTCTATTAAACAACAGTTAGATCTATTTAACACTCAAATAGAAAATATTCCCAATTCCACCTTAAGATCATCTGGTAATTGGAGTATGAAAAGTCCAGCTATTCCATTTGAAACAATTTATGCTGCAAAGTGGAATGATGAATTCCAAAATGTTATTAATAACTGCAATCCAGATGGAGTAGGAGGATCTTCTGAAGATGTTTCTAATATGCAAGCAACATTAAATCCATTTCCAGGAGGTAGCCCATATCTATCTAATTCATTGCGTCAAGAGTTAGAAGAATTAAGATATCAACTTAATATAATTATAGGTAAATCATATTGGTATGAATTGCCTTCTAAAAGTATTGAAGAACTTCAAGTAGAAATTGTAGATAATTCTGTTGACGGTGGGAATTTACATGATCATACTGGTGTTGGTATTGATGGTGGAGGAGCATTGATTGGCACAGATGCATATGAAGATGGATCAATAACTAAAGAAAAGCTTGCATTTATCTCTGGATCAGTTGTTAATTCAGTTTACATCCAAGATTCAAGTAAGTTTGAAATTTTTGGTACCAATATTATTCCATTAGATGACACAATACCACAAAATACTGAAGGTTTACAGTATATGCATTACGCGTATACACCTAAAAGAATTGGCAATAAATTAATAATATCTTTTGTTTGTGGTGGAACTTCTCATTGGAGTGGTCAACCAGATTTAATAATTGCAATGTTTTTCAATGCTGATACTAACGCATCTGCTTCTGTTGCTTCTTTTATACCTCCATGGGCAAATCAAACTGAAATATCTAGTATTAGACATGAATATACAGTAACATCATTAGATGTTTTAAATATATACATTAGACTTGGATCAAATTTAGCAATACCAGAAAGCGCTCCATTTATACTTAATGATTACTTTAATGGAACTCAATCATCTAGTATGAGGATTGAAGAAATTGAAATTGATGAATAATGTTATATTTTATTCAAGCATGGCATAAACAACATTTTGATTTTATTAAATATAGTTTAAAACATGAAGGGTTAACAGACAATGAACTCTTCACTGATACAAGTGAACGAATTTTTTGGTTATGTATTAATAGAAATAAAAGTACTATATATGGTTTTTTTAGTATCTCTTTAAAAGAGTCAATCTATCCTGTCTTAGAATATTTTTGGATAAAACAAGACAAAAGAAAAAAGGTAAACAATACATTATTAAAAATGATAAGATTTCTTATACAATTTTTACTTGATAATCATATTAATCGGATTATTGTTGATGTAAAACATAATGATAAATTTAAATATTTATCTAAATTTGTTAGATGTATAACTAAAACATCACCATATAAAATTACAAAAAATAATAGTTATTTTCTTGTTGGTGTTAAGGATATTAAAATATGAAAATTTATAATAAAATAATTATTGATATGGTTACAGGAGAGACTATCTTTGAAGAATCATATGAATATCAAGGACCTGTAGTGGAATGTAAAGGCGGCGGTGCCAGTGTTCCACCTCCCACTTCAGAAGAGATACAAATACAAAAAGAAATTCTTTCACAATTACAAGACTCAAGATCTCTTCAAGACAAATTTATGCCGTTACTAATGGAAACCTCTGGATATAAATATGATGATGATAATAAATTAGTTAAAATGCCATATGAAGAGTACTTAGAAACTCTTAATCCTGCAATGAAAATACAGTATGAAAATTTAGAATTGATTCAGGATAAAGCCAACAGAGCTCTTAAAGGAGAATTACCTGTATCAGCAGCATTGGAAAAAGGAATATCTTCTCAACGTCAAGCATTAGATGATGATCTGAGTCGAAGATTGGGGTCAAATTGGGCTCAAAGCAGCGCAGGCATACAAAGCAGCCAAGAATTCAATAGAAACGCTGAAATGATGCGAGAACAAGCCAGAAACAATGCCATATCTCAATATAGTGGTCTTGGTCTCCAAGGGAATCAGATATATGGTCTTACTCCAAGCCAGTCAGCTCAACAAATTGGTGGGATCACTGGTTATTCTAGTTCTTTGATACCAACATACCAGGGAGCATTACAGCCGTATCAAAACCAAAGAAATTTACAAACACAGGCCAGCATGTCGAATGCTCAGAGCGAATCTAGTATGATGGGCTCATTGTTCAGTGGAGTAGGGAATATTGCCGGTATGGGACTTGGATCTTTCTTAGGCTAAAAAGGATAATATAATGTCAGGTTTAACTGGAATAGGGGCAGGTGTACAAGGTTTTGCAAGTGGTCTTGAAAAAGGATTTGGAATAGCACAACGAAAAAAAGAAAAGAAAATTCAATCTCAAATGATGCAATTGCAAGTTATTCAACAAGAACGTGAATTTCAACTTAAAGAACAAGAATCTATAAACAAACAAGAACAAGTACATTTTGATAATTCATTGACATTATTAGATAAATATTTGAAAGGTTTTAGACCTGTGGCCAATACAGCTGCTGGAACAACCTATATGGAAAATATTTCCAAAATGCCATTTTTAGAAAATTCTCCACAAGCAATAAAAAGTTTTGCTGAATCACTTTCTACACAAACAGGTAACAATATTAAAACAATAGGTGGTATTTTAGGAACTTATTTAAATTCTAAAAAAGATAATGATAAAAATGGTATGGCACAAGCATACTTTGAGGCATTGGCTATGTTTGGAGATGAACCGCCAAAGGGGATGCAAGAATTTTTTGATATTGCAAAACAAGAATTATTTCCAAAAGAAACAAAGCAGACTCAATCTAATCTTGGTAAATTAATTGCAGAACAAAAACAATATGATTCTAAATCAAAAGAATATGAACTATACGATTTAGCCAAAGATAAAGCAGCTAGTTCTTCTGGAACAAACATTAATATAGATATGGGTAAAAGCACTAAAAATCATTTACAAAAAAATCTTATGAACATTAAAAATAGTTTATCTGGTTTAAAAGAAACTAAGAAGCAATTAACTCCATCTGTTACACAATTCTTATCTGTTCCAGGGCAATTAAAAAGTGCAACTTTATCATTAAAAAGAAAACTTGGAGTCAAGAGCAGTGATACTGATGAACAAGCTTATGATAAATATCTTGGGTTGGTGTCAACATATATGCAAACAATTGGAGAGGAAGTTCATAGATTATATGGAAGTGCTTTAACTCCTACAGAAGTCAAAAGGGTAACAGCAATGTTCCCCAACATCAATACAGAAATGGGATGGAAAAGATTTTTACAATCAGATGACGGAAGAACATTTGTTGCTAAATTAGATGCTACTATCAATAATATGACATTAATATCTGATAGATATACATATGCATTGAAAAATGGTAGTATTATGTTTGATGATGAAGGTAAACCAATTGCATTTTTAGATCAAGAAGAAAATCCAATTACTCTAGAGAATATGAAAGAAATAAATGAATCTAAAACTCAAAATAACAAAAATTATCAAATAGCTAGAAATGAGTTTGCTAGATTAAACCCAAATTTAAACGAAGAAGAAATTGATCAGATTACCAATCAATTCTTTCAACAAGAACAATCTGGAAATCTATAATGGATAAAGAATTATTAAATAAAATACAAACTTTCAATCAAGATTATCTGTCTCCTGTAGAAGACAACTCTTTATTAAATCGTGTCCAACAATTTTCTAAAAAAAATCACGATGTTGGGATGTTTGGTGTTTCTGGTATTTCTGAATCTCTGGTGGGAGAAGAAGACATAATTGATTATCCAAGTCAATTACAAGAACTTGAAATATCAAATCCTTTAAAAGTAACATCTCCAATTGCTATTGGATTAGCTAATATGGTGCATGATCCCAATAAAAAAATAGAAATTTTTGCAAAGTATCGAGATTTATCTCCGGATGATTATGCTATTCAAAATGGAGAAATAGTTTTTAGAGATAAAGATGGTACATTGTATTCGGAAGAAAGTTCTGGGGTTGTAAATTTCTTACGTAGAGAGGGAAATAAAATAGCGCTTGATCCTACAACATATATGACAGGTGGGGCTGGCGTATTAGCAAGAAAAGCAACTCAAAAAGCAGCTACTTTTGGTGCTAAATTAGCAGTTCCAGCTACTGAAGCTCTTGGAGCATATTTAGGTGAAACAGCTAAGCAACAATATGCTAAATATGAGTTGGGAGAAGATAGACCTATGTCTCAAGATGCATGGGATGCTGGAACAGTAGTTGGACTGGGATTAGCTGGAGAAGGAGTTGGTAGAGTTTTAAAATGGGGAAGTAAAAAAACATTAGACTTTCTCAATATTCCTACTCCTGGTAGTAAAAACGCAAGAATTAATAGTATCTTGGATAAAATGAATGTTTTTGATAAAAAAAATATCAAAAAAATATCTGATATAGAATTTCAAGCAAATAGATTTGGTATTCCATTAAATATAGCTGAAAAATTAGAAAACATTGAAGCCATAAGCACTATTAAAAATTTAAATTCTAGAGAGACAAGAAAGATTTATGAACAAAGAGTAGATAATCTTATGGAAAGAGTTCCAAGATTTGTTACGAATCTACTTCCAAAATCAACAAAAAATCCTAATTTTTCAGCAAAAATATATGTAAACCAAGAGTTAGAAGGATTGTCAAAAGAAGCTGCAAAATTAATCAGACCATTTTATGAATTGGCATTTGAAAAATCCCCCACCATAAATACCAAAAAAATAGTTGATCAAATAACAGAAAAGATAGATAGACAAAACATTACAGTGGCAGAAGCATCGGCCTTAAAAAAAATTACAAGAGATTTGATAAAAGTCAAAAGTGTTAAAGGGGAAAATGTATATAGTTACGATATCCCGATTAAAAAAATAGATAAAATCAAAAAACAAATTGATGAAGGTATTTACAGTCAAAAATTAGAAAATATGTCTTCATTTAAAAAGGTTGTCAACAAAGAATTAGACACTCTAAAAAAAGATATATTGTCTGAGGCTGATAAAATATCACCTGAATATAAGCATGCTCGAGAAATAGCTTCTTTAATATTTGAGGGAAGTTCAAAATTAGGAAAAACATCTTCCACAGAAGCTAAAAAATATGCTCAATTAGGTGATCAATTAAAGAACAAAAAAAATCTTTTAATGAAGACTTCTAAAATTCCTGATGAAGATATTAGAGATATTGGAAGTTATATTTTATCTACAAAAAATAGCGATCCTACAATTGCTAATGCAGTAAAGAATGCTATTTATACAAGAGAAAATGGTAAAGAGATATGGAAGAGTATTGTAGGAGATCATATTTTATATCAATTTGGAAATATCCCCACAACAGGAAAAATGAATCCAGATATTGGTGGAGAAATGTGGAAATCAATTTTTGGAAGTAAAGCGAAATCAGATGTTATGAAAGTTGCTCTAAGACCAGATCAATATCATGATTTTTATACATTTTTTAATTTGATTCGTAAAACAGGTTTAACTATTCCACCTCAAAAAGGTGTTAGCAATACCGATATTAAATCTAGATTCATTTCCCCTGCTTTGAGATCGTTGAAGCCATTTATCTCAAAAGAAACTATTTTGGCAGATGCTATACAATCTATAGTTACTAAAAAAGGAGTTAAGCAATTTGTAGATATACTTTGGGACCCTAATATAGGTTCTAAATTAGCTGCAATGTCTGCTGAATATGAAAGCAATAAAAATAAAGAACTCTTAATAAATCAATTAATAGCTACTCTTGGTTTTAGTACTGCACAGGTAATCAGTAATAATATAAATCAGTAATTCAATCGAGTAACATCTCTTATAATTACAGTCATATCATCACTAACGACTTCAAACCATATCTGATATCCCCCTAAACCAGATCCAAATGGAGCGGCCAAACTATTTATATCAGAATAAGTAGAAATATCTACAGTTATGAAGGTTTGTTCTATTTCTCCATCTGGAAGAGTAAGGAGAAGCCTTCTGGTGAATCCAGACAAGGGATTGATTAATTTAACATATAATCCAGCATTTCTATTTAAAATTTTTCCACTATAATCAAAAGAGATTCTCCAATATTGAGGTTGGCCTAAAATAGGATTTTCTAGAAAAATACCATTATAACCTCCAACATCAGCATAGATAGAAGACACATCTTTAATTGGAGCTGTTTCTGGGAAAAAAGTTTGTGAGTCTAAGAGAGGATTTGAATAAATTAGTTGTTGATCAGTACCAACAACTAAATTATATGTCGGTTCACTCGTATCAACATTAGAAACTATTTTAACACTACCCATGCTATCAGTATTAGAAACTTTTTGATTTTTCTTAAAGGAAAGAGTGCTAATTGCATCAGAAGGATACGAAGAACCTCCCGTATCAGTAGTATTCCCCATTCTCAGGGTTGCATCATCTAAATCATAAATAGATAATTCTAAACCAACTATTGAATCATTAAAATGAACATAAAAATTAAATTGATAGTTTGTGTTTAGAGCAGTTGGTAATAACCCAAGAAAAACTGGGGATGTTGAATGTGTGTTGCCTTTTATTGAGATGATAGGAGGATTTGATATTTGATCATAGTAACAATCTTTTGGAACAAATACCTTTATTTCATATAATTCTTCATAAGATCCACCAGGTTCAGATGCTCTCATCATAAAATGAAATAATCCATATTCTGAAGAAGTATCAGATATATTGGGTCTGAAAGTATAATAATAGTCTTGTGTGGTAGTTGCTGTATAAACAAGTCTAAAATCAGTATTGGTATTTGATAATGATGTCCATTGATCTTCTGATATTACTGTAGTACCAATATTTTTAATCTGATCTATTTCAGCAGCCGTTACTGTATCTACACCATTAGTTAAAACATCTTGTTTTGTTAACAGTGAAGTATCTACATAATTTTTGGTAGTTGCATCTTGGAGAAACTGAGGATCTAAGACATTATTAATATAATGGTTACCCATATTTAAAGATTCAGCTTGAGTGGCTAAAGAAGTAATGCTTTGCTGCAATTTAATAAAACTGACGCGAGCTTTGCTGTTAGAATTATCACTATCTTCTATTAAGAAATTGTCAATTATATCTATAATTCCACTTTTCAAAGGTAATGGTCCAAATTCATCTAAAATATTTTTATGAAATGCTTCTGGATCATGTGAACCGATATTGTCAACATAATTTTTTGTAGCTACTTCTTGAGCTTGAGTAGGATCAGCAACATCTACGATTGCATTTCCTCCCATATCAATAGATGCAGTTTGTACTCCAACGGTAGTATCGGACCCTTGTGTATGCTTGAGAGTTACAGCATCCTCTATATCTGCTCCTGAAGATGTGATATCAGCCATTGAATTTACACTTAGAGTATTTAAAACCGTTGTGACATTAGTTGCATTAGTTACATCTGCCCCATCCTCAATACCAGTCAATTTAGTGCGTTCAGTATCGAGATACTTTTTATAGATAACACCATCTGTTAGTTCTTCAATTGGTATACTTGAAATATCAATATGTTTTTTTGCAAAATTATCCTCTGAATCTTCTATTAAGAGATGATCTAATCCATTTAATGTAATTTTTTCTGGTATTTCACCAAATTGTTGACCAACGTCCAAAGAAAGAGTTACAGGGTTGGCATTTAATAGATTAGTTAAACTTACCTTACGTTTCAGAAAACCAGCTCGCGGATCTTCTATAATCATCCATGATGAATTATCCAATGGGATAGAGGCTTCATCTAAGATACTAATTTCATTTGATCTGTGCAAATGCACAGCATCCTCATCAAAACTTCCACCATTTACTATTTCTATCATAATTTTATCTTTATATTTTTTATGTTAATTGTTTATAGTTAATGTACTACCTTTAAAACATCTACGGTTCTATATAATTCACCAACAGACAATCCACCTGTTTTAGCTGATGCATTATCTGTAAACTGTTCACTCATAAAACAATATGTAATACTTGTATTGATAACCCTATAAGAAGATGGATGATGATTTATGCTATCACCCCCAGAACCTGCCATATACATACTAACACTATTATCAATAGGAGCATTGATTTTAAAATAAAATCTAAATCCAGCATTTTCAGGTGTTATTTTAGGCATATATCCTAGACTATAAGGAAATGTGGCCAGATCTATAAGAAAACAAGTATTTACATCTTCATCCAGTACATACAATGCACCAGTAACAGCTACTTCAAAATGAACTATCTTTAATGGAGAGTCACCCATAATTTTATCTTTATAATATTAGTTGTGATTCATGGACTACCTTTAAAACATCTACAGTTCTATACATCGCTCCATTTGATAATCCCCCAGCTATTGCAGATGCATTATCTGCAAATTCTGGAATTGGAAATGTACCACCACCAATAAATGGAGTACCAACGGTTGCATTTGAACTAATTATAATCCAATTCGACACTCCATCACTCATTAATCTTTGAGTAGTATGGGTATTCCAAATTGCATATGTCATTTGAGTGTCATCAATTGATTGTCCAACAAATGCATTCATTCCCACCCAATTCTTATCGCTACTTCCTTTTGTTTTTATATAAATACTTTTACCAGCATTTTCTGATTTGATTTGGGGCATACTACCAAAATCATATAAATCTGTACTCATATCAATAATATATAAACACCCGAATGCATCATCTGGTAAATCTAAACTATCAGATGTTGCATTTAAATGCCGAATAGTTAAATCACTTTCACCCATAAAAGAAGTAGTTTTAACTCTTTTTTTACTCCAACCATCAGCACTATCTTCTATAAGTACAACGTCATTTGATTCAACTGTAGTCTTTTCTGGAATGTTATGTATTTCATCAGGTGTTCCTGAATGAATGGCTGTTATGATTCCAGGGTAATCTTCTGTTGTTAGAGTTCCGCTTGTTGATGGAGTTGTGAGTAATATATCTGCACTATTATTAAAAGTTACTTTGTTTAAAGAGTTTGATACAACAAATGTGGCTGCTTGGACATTGGGATCTGGAAGGTAATACATACAATCCTGATTATGGTGTAAATTAGATATAGTGATATTATATTGGTGAGGCATATCACTAAAAATCATAGATAAAGATCCTTCAGCATGTCCTCCATCACCATGAGTTGATACAAAATTACGAGCATATAACCATTGATTTTCCCAACTATTTTTAGACAAGAGTGTCCAAGTATCTATACCATCATGAATAAAAGTGCATGATAGAGTTAATCCAATAAAAATATCTCCTCCGTTGATAAAATTACTGAAACCACTTTCTACTTTAAGTGAAGTGGTTAGGGATGTTTGCTTAGATGTTACTACAATAGATTGTCCAGATGTTGAACTGTCTATAATTGGCAATGTTATGATAATGTCATTTTGTGAGCTATCACATAGATATTGCTTCCAATAATCACCTGATGTTAAATTAAGTGAAGATGCTGTATTAACTATTGTATATCCAGGAGTAGAAGTGCCACCAGAAAAATATGCTTTCTTTTTTGCAAAAGAATCAGAAGCATCTTCTATAAGAATAATATCTAATTCGGTTGGGTTGCTTTTTAATGTAACATTGCTATTGATTTCATCAGAAGCATTATAGTGTACTGCATATGGATCGGTACCAGAACCATGTTGATTCACATAGTCAATCATAGAACTCATGTTAACACCGTGATGTCCAATGGAGGGATCAGGGTCTCGCATATTGACAATACGATGAGGAATAACAACACCTTCACCTTGTGCTTCATCACCACCCATATCAAGATCTTCATCTAATGGGTCAGTTCCATCGTCATGATCTTTTTCATGAGATAAAGCTCTAAGGGGTATCAGAGCATTTTCAATATACTCTACAGTAGCAGCATTATTAAGTTCTGCTTGTGTTGGAGTTACTACATTATGAATACTATTATTACCCATATCTAAGGATTCAACTTGTATTCCAAGACGCTTTATCTGCAAAGGGTCTATTTTGATTTTTATAGTATCACCCGGAGTATTATTATCATAAGTTCCTAAAGATATAGTTCCAATTGGTTCATACGGGTTATCCATATTAATGTTCATAAATTTTATATTACCAATATAATATTCAGGATCTGGCCTATCTTCTTGTAGAAGGCCCCAAAAACAGGAAGTTGGAGTTCCTTCCATTGCTTCATTTCTTGTATGTGGTGACAACAAAAGACCAATTACAATACCTAATCCTTTCAATATAACTTCTTCTTTTTGCGCATCTAATTGTCCTTGTAAAAAATCAACAGCATAATTTTCAGGAAGATTTTTATTTTTTTTCCATCCACATGTGCATCAACTTCATATTCAGATACTGTAAACAAACTCATAAACCTAAAACCAGCATGAGGATATCCTATATTATACTGTCTTCTTCCTAAGGGAGTAATAAGTTTAAGTATATAATCAGGAACATTTCCACTAATAGAAATATTACCCATTCGATTTGTGCCATAAATAGTTGAATCGTAGGCTGGATCTTCAATCATTGGCATCCACATTGGGTAACTAAGTGCCACATCTCCCTCCGGACTTCTCTCATGGTATAATGCAGATGTTTTATCGATATTAGTGGTAGTTGGTAAAAGAATATTAGATATTTTTATGATATTCTTATAATTAACTGCATCAAATTCTTTTCCTATAACTAATGGAATACTATCTTGTGGCCCAACACCAATTGCTTCATATCCTAATGGTACAAGTTGTAAATAAGGTGCTCCTACTGGACCTCCTAATTCAATGTGTATTCTACGAGACCAATCAAGATGTTGAGCATCGTCTTGAAACCATTTTCCAATAGATTTAATTGTAGGTCCTTGTAATCCTGGTATTTTAGGAATAGTTCTATCGAGAGGTGGATCAATTAATTGAAAAATTATATCTTGATGCGAAAACGAGCTTGGCTCAAATGAATTAAACATATGAACTCTTTGGTATGGAGGATATGGAAGACCACCTGCATTCAACCATGCATAAGACATTCCCCATCCAGGAACTATACTTGCAACATTAAAATTATACAATCCATCTACGTCTATGATTTGATTCGACATAACATTAAAATATTGCCCTGGAAGCAAACCGGTTACAGCAGTTTTGTGAATATTTCTAACAACATTTACACTCTTGAGTTCTACTGCTTCGTTTAAAAAATCATCAGTTATTTGAAGAGTATTTGGCTTTATAAAACTATCATAAACTCCTATATTTTTTAATTTAACATAATTTCCATCCTTTCCGTAAACAATCCCCTTTAAAATATTAGTGTAATTAGGATTAACAGATACAACATCCATAACCATATTATCATCTATAGCAGTTACTCTTTCATCTAAACCGACAATATCTTCACTATTATCTGCGATTCTAAGATCCATAGCATCTATTTCTGTCTGAATCCCTTCAACAGTGGTGGTAAGAGCACCCAATTCACCCTCTAGCACTGTTATTGCTGCTGAATTACCAGCAGCTACTGCTGCTACTGCAATAGAAGTAACACTTGCTGCATCCCAAAGCATGTGCTGCCACATAGCTGATTTTCTATCATCCCAAAACAATACACCATCATTCTTAACATCCTTTAGGTGAAGATTAAGTTCAGATTTTATTTTATCGAAGTCTAAAGAAATCTCAACTGCATCACCATCTCCCGGATCTTTAAATCCAGTACCTAATTTAATGGTTCTGAAAATAAGACCACTACCACTCTTTCCGTCATATATTGGAGTGTCTCCGCCTTGATTGATACCATAGTTAACTTGACCTCCTCCTCCGGTAGGTAGATCACTGATTCGCACTCGTTTCTTAACTCTATTTGATGGAGTTTCTTCCTCAGATTCTTCTAATAAAAGATATGATGCATCAAGAGAACTTGATTTACGTTCTACACCAGCATACTCATTGACTCCTTCCATATGAACAGCAGAAGCATCATGTCCAGTTGGAATTTGACCAAAAGTAATTTTACGTTTTTCACCAGGGTTGGTGAGATCGTCCATTGGTTTTTCTATAATAAAAACATCTGTTGTTGCTACAGTTGTTTCATGGACAATAGTATCAAACTCACCTACACCATCATAATGAATGGCTTTTGGATCAGTAGCATCATTTACTAAATCACCATAATTAATATATTTCTTTGTATATTCATCATCAGAGTCTTCCATAACTAGTCTATCATCAGCACTAAAAGGACCATCTTTTTTATCTATCAGATTGAAAAACTCATTGGGTGTGTGATAATGAAAAACATCTGATGCAAATCCGCTAGACATAGTCTGGAATGTAATTCTTCTTTTATTAAAACTCGATGTAACAGAATCATACACTTCTACTAAATATATATCAGAATTAGATGCTATGGTTGTCTCTGGTGCACTGACAAATTCATTTGGTTTATCAGTATGTACTACATGCAGATTATCAAAATGACTATATATTTGAGATAAACTAAGTTTTCTTTTAAACCAGTTAGGAGGAGTCCCACTTCCAGGTTTTTCTACAACAAATACAATATCATCTTCTGTTACTGTAACTGGATTAAGATTATATATTTCATTAATTTCATCGACATGTATAGCTTCGGTGTCAGTTACATTACCATCCATATAATGCTTTGTAACAAAATCAGTGTCTAAAATTGGATCTGCTCCATTTTGAACCCTAAACCCACCCATATTGATAGCTTCGGTCATCACACCAAGTGTAGTATCTGTTCCTTGGGTATGTTTTTTTGCTGCAGCATCGTCTATATCTTGTCCAGGAGCAGAAATATCTTGGTGACTACTAACCAGTATGCTGTGTTCAGCAGTTTCTACTCGCTCTATTGTTGTAACATCTGCTAATGGTTCAATTCCAGATAATTTAGATCGCTCCTCAGCAAGATATTTTTTATATGTTATTCCATCTCCAATATCATCAATAGATAGATTTGCAGCTATAAAAGTTAATACAACTTCAGTGTCGGTAGAATCTATTTCTAATGGAGATAACCCTGCAGGAAGTAACGGTCCTATAACTATTTTTTTGAATTCAAAAACTGTAGGATCAGTAGTATCATTCTTATAAATCCCTACTCCATAATCACCAATATTTTGTGCAGTTTGATTTCCAACAGTAGAAAATTTTATCCTTTTCTTTGCATCTTCATTTTCAGAATCCTCAATCATAATCCAATCATCAGAAATTGGATGTAATTTTTCATCCATATGAACAAATTCATTCTTAACATCCCAATGAATCGCTGTTGCATCATTACCGATATTTCTTAAAACTATATCGTTTATTACAATGCCTTTTTTTATTTTAATAGTCATAGATATATTATCTTTATTTCGGCTTAACGCCCCTTACAAGATTAATCTTTTTTGTGTCAATGTTATTGACAGGCTTTATATTATCAGTAAATCTATCTATAATTTTCATTAAAGATTCTGGCAATTCACAAGAAGCAAAAGTTGTTTCTATAGAAACTAATCCTCTTTTTCCAGATACATTAGTTGAAACATCAAAATGGGTTCTAGATGTATTGTGACCTTCGATAGATTTTAAATCCGTTTCCAAGGATTCCCCTATAGCATTAACTTTCATTTTAACATTTAGTTTTTCAAGACGCATTGAGGAAGGAGGAATTAAAGCTACTAATGGCACCAATAGTTCAGAATCGTCTTGTGACAAAGACAGCTTTACCATTTTAGCATGAAAAGACCCATCAGGAGCAACATCGAAAAATTTATCCATTAATTCAATATGATTATGAGTAGTTATTTCTCTTGCACTGTCAGCAGCATGTTGAATGCCCTTAATGATATCTGATATACTATGTTTATTGGACTTTTTAAAAAATCCCATGATTTATTGAGCTGCTTTTGAATGAGACCTATGATTAGGCATCTGTAAAAGTTTACGAGAAGGTAATTCGCCACTATCCAACTTGCCAGTTACAACAGGTTTTAATGATGCCTGTGTCATAAAATCAATAACTTTCATAAGACTTTCAGGTGGTTCAATACGTTTTACTTCAGTATGCACAGAATATTTAGCTGTTGTATCTGTTTTACGTGTTTGCTCTGATTTGTGAGACAAGCTACCATGAACAGCAACTTTAAATGGACCCCATCCAACAGAAGCATTTAAGCCTCCGGATTTTGAATCAGTTGTTCGACTTTCAGAAACATTGTGTACTGTAATATCAAAATCAATAGTTCCTCGTTCTATACCCATATTAGGATGAGAAATAGCAGCAATTAATGGAATAGTCATTGTGCGTTCACGATTACCTGTATACTGACCTTCTTGATCTGTTAATATTTCATCATACTTAAATTGAACATTAACAGCCTCACCATCCTTAACACAAACACTCATTAAAAATTCAGCATATTGATGACTTGCTGATATTTGCGCTTGAATCATAGCATTCAAAGGAGATGCTATCATTTTATCAAGAGGTAAAGAATTTAATACTGATCCTACAAATTCTGATTCTGCCATGTCATATTCCTTTAATTGTTTTTTTTAATTATTTGACTCACTCTCACTACTTGATTCACTTTCACTACTTGACTCTCCTTCATCATCTGTCTCTCCTTCACTACTCGATTCATCAGTGGCAGTGCGAATAGCGAAACCTTCTTCATTAAAACTTTCTTCTATCAATTCATAAGTATCAGAATCGATATAATCATCTATATAAAAAGTAAAAGGTTTTACTTTATTATCTACAATTATACTATTTTCTTCATCATTATCTATATTATCAAAATAAAAACGCAAGTCTAAATTTGTTGTTTTTTCTAGAAAAATATTGAATAAATTCTTTGTTAATTTACCAACTCGCATTAACATTAGATATTCTGGATTCTGATTAATGATGTTTTCAATAACTTCTTCAGTCAAGAACTTGTCGCTAAAGTATATAAAGTACTGAGGACTTTCTTTAGAAACAATGATACATTGCTCTAATGTTTGTAGATCTTTTGGGATAATCTTAATCGTTTCATGCCCTATTGAAAATGCAAAATCACACATTCCTTGTGAAACCAAGTTTTCGTGATGGACATCTGCCCAAGGAATAACTAAAATATTACTTTGCACAGCTATTTCTACCATTTTGAAATCAATAAATTTGGTAGGAACATTTTTAATAACGAGCCCATCAGAAGAACATGCCGTTAAACACATTTCATAATCTATAAACTCTTTTGGAACATTATCTATTAAATTTGATCCTTGCAAAGAACATGCCATTAAGCATATTTCTCGAGTGCGCATTTCAATAGGGATACCATAAATACAAGAAGGATCATAAGTCAATGAAGTATTAATCAATTCTTGAGTTAAAAATTGGTCTGGAAAGAGTTGAATGTTTTTAGGTTGAAGTTCGCATGCAATTTCAACCATCTCTTGAGTTAAAAACTCCTCGGGAAAAAGATAAACATCTTCTGGAAGAGCTGTTGCCCCAGCTTGCACAATTTCTGATGTTAAAAGATCTCTTGGAACTTTATATGCCGAAGATGGAAAAGTATATACCATGGTATTGAAAAATTCAGAAGTATGATATTGGGCAGGTAATAGGAACATACCTCTATCTGAAAAAGCAGCGTATGCTAAATACATAGGAAGAGTTCGTTCTTCAACTGGAACTTCCTCAATGATTTGAGGATTGTTGGGAATTAATTCTACATAGTGATCATATTCATCATGTATACACATATTACTTCATCTCCACAATATTATTACCAAAAAGATCTAATGGAGTTTCTTTGGATTCTTCTTTTCCTCCACTATTATCACCTAAAATAAATGTAGCTAAATCTACAAATGCTTTTGGACTCAATGAATCAATATTCCCAACTGGAATTCCTTGTAACAAATCCATAACACTATTCATTATAATAGATCGTTGTTCATCTCCAACTATTATATTACAACGGTTCACATCCTTCCGGGGACGTCCTAATTTACCAGCCATGTTATTTCTCCTGTTCTTTCTTCCTCTCATCATAATATTTCTCAGCTTTCTCCATACGAGTCTTCT